TTTTGTGTCGCAATTTGATAAACACCATAGGTAAAATCATCTGCTGGTGGCACATCTTCACCATCATTAAGTGTGAGTACATCTCCAAATGCACCATATTGTGGTTCTTCTGCCATCAATTAACCTCCAAAAAGCTAATAATTATATGCAATCTATCTGCGGTTGTTGCCTGTGCCTTAACAATTTCGCTCTCTTGTATTATAAGCGGTTGTTCTAATAATTCAACTGTTGTATTTGATGCGATTGATTTTGCTTTGAATAAACTAAATATATTAGCACTAGCATCTGTAAGTGTAATATCAATCGTATCAGAACTACCACTATCATTACTTAATAATATACTTTTAATAATTGATTGTGTTGCAGTAGGGCAGGTATATATTGTCGTATTACCTGTTGTACTTAAATCTGCCTTTGCATTTTTAAAATTATTAGCCAAAGAAAAATCCCTTTGCAGTTGCTTGGTCTTCTGTTTCTTGTGTTTGTGCCTGTGTTGTTCTGTTAACTTGTGTTTGTTGTATTTCTAATGCAGAAACCAAATTTCTTGAAAAATCAAATAATTGTTTTGTAGAATCTATGGCATTTGTTAATTTATAAACACTTGGTGGCTGAGGTAATCTTATCATCTAAATGAGTCCTCTTTTGCATTTATTCTAAAATCACCTAAAGACCAATCATCATTAACACCTGTACTAGAATATTTAACAGATATTTGTCTACCTTTTGCTCTGGTACTTACCTTTTCAGTTGATTGTGTTATTGTAAAAGGTCCCTTTGTTATCTCTGCACTATTAGGGAATTTACGACATTTAAATTCTAAAAATAAATTTGTTTCACTTGTCATTGTTGCATCTGGTACTATTCTATCTATTAAAAATGTTCTATCACCAGTATTATCTATTTCAAGCTCTGAACTTTCTACAAAACAATTCATTGCTTGTCCGTTATTACTTGTACCTGTCTCGTGGTCATATAATCTGCCATTCGCATCAAATGCAAAAGGAACTGACCTAAAACCTTGTGCATCTAACCAAACATTTCTATCTAAGGTTCCAATAGACCATACGTTTTCAGCATAATTATATGTTACGTAACTGTCTGGTTCGGGATTTACTGTACCTGCTGTATTATCTTCGCTAACATAAAACCAAGTTATTTCATTAAATTTTTTATTTTGACCAACGTATGTCTTATCGGCATATCTTGTTTGCAATCTATTAAAAACAAAATATTGCACAGTACATGGCAATTCTTGTACAGAACCATTGTAAACAAAGAAATTACTTTTACCTATCCAATAAACATTTCCATCAACACTAATAGAACCATTTATGGCCACTGCACCACAATTTACTGCCAACAATCTAAATGAAAACGTAAATGGTGGTCCAACAAAAGACATTCCATATACAGCCTCATCTGTATTTATAAATGTTTCATCTTTAGTTGGTATAATAGATATTATTTTATTACCAACCTCAAGTCGCTGGTCTCCTGCCGTATTGGTGGCAGTTGGTGTAAAATTGGTAAAATCTTCTTGGTCTGAAAATCTAATTAACATTGGGTCTTGGTCTGTTGTACCTACGAGTGTTGTACCACCTACAATTAAATGCCTATCGGGAAAAGAAATTGCAATCGTTCTATTTTTGGTTGGTACATCTGTGGCACCTGCAATACTAGAAACTAATACTGCCCTACTTGTTTCTCCAGATGATGTGTCCCAATAATATATTTGACCATTTCTATTGTTTGCTAAAACATCTTCTCCCCATAATTGTAATGACCATTGTGTTGCCTCTAATGTTACTGTATCACTTGTAACGTCTCTTGCTGTACCCCATGTACTTTCGCCCCATGTGCCGACACCCCAACCTGTAGCAGTATCTGCACTTTGAATATTCATTTCAGCATCTCTACCTATGAGATATTTAATATCTAAACCTGTTCCACCACCTGTGGCATTACTTGATGCTTGAGTTGGTGATTCTATCGTAAATGTATTTGTGCCTGTAACAGTTATTTCGTAACCTTCTATTCTATTCAATGTATCTGCTGAAATACCACCAACTGCAGTTGCTTCTTCTATAACAATATAATCACCTGTTTTTGCGCCATGCCCAGTATCTGTTACTGTAATTGTTGTTGAATTATTGGTTGTTTCCAATGGGTTAGACAGATTTGTTGATGTTTTTCTTAAAGGTGTAATATCGTATAAAACACCACTATTTATAATATATAAATGACTATGAGTACCTAACACAATTCTATCTATTCCATCTGTAATAGACCTATAAAATATTGCGTTTTTAGGTTTACCTTGTGCTAATGTTGTAGAACTTGTACTTGTTGTACTAAAATAAACTTCTTCTTCCCAACCACCAATTTTTGTTGGGTAACCATTTCTAAATCTTATTAAATTACTATCAACGTAGAATGGCCCATTTTTACCTGCTGAATATTCTGTAATATCTTTTACAATACCTGCATTTAATTTTAAAAGTCTATAACTCAAACTGATATATTCCCCATTCTTTTACATAATCTTTCTGCTCGATTAGGTACCTGTGAATACCATTTTGAATTTCGCATCTCGGTTTCTGCACCTTTCCAGTTATGATTGATTACATTTTCTTTCATACGGATAAATTTAGATAAACGAGGTCGCCCAAGATTAAACATCATATTTGCAATAATTAGTTGTGCTTCATCTGGCAATGTGAAAAATTCATCATATAGTATTGTGCAATCTTCAAGTACCTTTTCAACGTCTTTTAAGAAGCACTCGTTAACTCTTTCTTCACTTACCTTTGTACCTACCTCAAAATCGTTTTCTGGGTCTGTAGCCTTACATAAATGTCCTATTCCAAAAGTTTTATAACCGAGGTGGTCTAAATACAGTTCGTATTTAACTCCCTCATCTTCAATTAATTCTGTTTTTAATTGCTCAATATCCATCTAAACCTCTTTTAAAACATCAAAATCAGACCAAACTGTATATTTAGAATTACTAACATCGTAATCTTCTTCACTGCTTTTACAAGCAGGGCAGATATATTTAATGCCTTTAATAACATCTTTATCAGAAACAATTTGTTTTTGCATTGCTATTTTACATCTATAACACAATCTCATTTTGTTAAACCTTTTTGCTTTTCATATGTCCTAAGTCCGCCAATGCCAAGCATTCCGCCTAAAACAGTTAAAAGTGTACCCATATCAAAACTTGGCAAATCTGGTATAACAACACCACCAATAGCACAACCAAATATAATTAAGTCTTTTAGGATAAAGTGATATAAAAAAGCAATCGCACACGTCCAACCTACAGCAGGGCGCCAACCGCCTTTAAATAATGAACCAGATTGAGCTTCTGCTTTATTTATCTCTAATTGTGCAAGCAAAGCCTCTTGCGTATGTTTTTCAGACATGGTGGCAATCTCGTGTGCCAATTTGGCTTTTTGGTCTGCATCAGGTATAAATTTGTCTAATAATCCTGTAACTGGTCCAATCAATGCCTGTAACATTTATTTCTCCGTCATGTCCCACATCGTGAGCATCTTTTTTTAAATCTATTATCTATCCATACTTTACCATAATAAAGTATAAATAGCCAAAAGGTAAATATTACACCTTCTATATAACTTAAATCATGCCATGCATCTAATAGGATATTTTCCATCTTAACCTCCCAACAGGTAATTCTTTACATTTGTATTTTACAGGTTTCCATAAAGGGTAATATTTATGTACCTGTCTACTAATTTGTAATGCCCTTTCTTTACATTGTTGTTTTGTTTCGTATGGTCCCCTTGTATCTTCTAATGTTTGGCAGGTATTAGGCATTGCTATAATACATATTGTAACCAATGCCTTAAACATTATTTTCTATTCATAATAGCACTTGCACCCATATATGCACCCACAATACCAGCACCGCTAATATAAAAAAGATTACTGATATCTGCCAAAGCCTTAACTCTTTCAATATCGACAAAAAACATTGCACCAGTAAATAAACCCATAGCAACCAAACTGGCAGTTGCCATACGTCTTTGTGCTCTTTGTTTTCGTAAATCATGTTCAAGTTTTTTTATTTCAGTAACATGCGTAAGTTCATCATCTGAAACCACACCATCGCCATCTGTATCATACTCGTTATATTTACTGTTATTTTCTAAAGATTTTTTCATGTAT